TAGTTTCCACCGCTCGCGGGTCGGGCGTTGATCATGATGCCAGACTTTGAGTCAACGATGGTCAACTTGATCTCCGTACCGCTGGCGTCCTTGACGACGACCTTCACATCGGCGTTTTCGTAGAAGTAATTCAAGGCCTCGGCATAGGCCTGGACGCCGGTGGTGCCGTTGTTGGTCAATCTGTTCAGAGCATCGGCCTCGGTTTCGCCGGGCTTCATGGTTTTGATGGCGTGGGCAAAGATGATTTCCATGGCGTGCTTTGAACCATGCTGAAATCCGTACCCGCTTTTGTTGTCGGCGGTGCCAAGCTGGTTGCCGAATTGCATCACAAGCTTTTTCCCCTTCAGCAACTTGATGCCATTTTTGAACACCGGTTTCCCGTTGATCATCATCTCGGAACCTGGGTTGACCGGCTGTCCAGGAGACGACTGTGGTGCGATCCTCCTGGCGCCAAAATTCAGGCGCTCAACAAGCGCTGGATCTTCGACGTCGGTGGCTTCAAAACTCTCGCCGGCTGATTGCGATGCGTTGTCGTTCCATGCCTGGACAAAGTCATTTGGCATCGGGAATTTAGTGCCATCCGACAGCTCGATTTCGGTGGGGATTTTCAGTTTCACCATTTCTTCTCTGCCGTCGGCGCCGGCTGCTTTGCGCTTGTTGAATTCCTCAACCCATTTTGCCGAGCCAGGAGAGGGTTCAGTTGCCCACCTTGCCTCGGCTTGTTTATTGGTCTCGCCGGGCAATCTTTTTTTGATGCTGAACCGCTTGCTTGTGGGCAGCCCTTCGTTTGACTTGCCTTGCTCGGCCTGGCGGTTGACGGCCGACACGGCCATGATCTCCAGGTCGGCGGTCGTGAAGGCGCCCAGGCCAAACTTCCGGCCGAACTTGTTCCAGACGGCCCGGCGCACGAAGCCAAGGAACTTTTGCCACAGGCCCAGGGCCTTCTCCTTGTCGCTGGCTCTGGATCGGGCGTTGTGCACATAGGCCCCGACCTCCTCCATCATCACGCCGGCGAAGGCCTTGCGGTCAAAGTCATCGCCCCAGTTGCCGGCCGGATCAAGCATTTCGTCCATCAGCTGATCGATCTCGGCGTCCGACATGTCGAAGTTGCCGAAGTCCTGGTAGCGTTGTGCGTTCTTGATGTACTTGGAGAACTTGCCGCCGGCGATCTTGGAGACGGCGCCCCGGAACCGGCCGTCCATGAGCATGGCCCAGGTGGCCATGCGGACAGCGTCTTCGGCGATCTTGTCGCCCCCGGCTGCGCGCTCGCGCATGTCGAAGAAAAACTCCTGGACCGAAGCGATGTCGTCGCCAAAGCCGAGGTGCTGGCCGAGCTCGTGCAGGATGATGGCCTTCACCTGGGCCTTGTCGTCCAGCATGTCGGCCATGATGTAGGTCTTCCCTTTCTCGGCCCAGCCCTGGGCGCCGGTTGTTTCGATCTGTTCCTGGAAATTCAGGTTCAGGTCCTGGTCCCAGTTGCCTTCGGCGAACACGACCAGGCCGGAGTCGATCATGGCCTTCACGACATCGCGGCCGAAGATCTCCTCGGCGGCGGCGATCACTTCCTCCTTGCTCATGGCCGCGACTGGCGAACCACCGGATCCCTGGCTGAACAGGCGGCGTTCTTCGCCGGGCTCAAACACTTCGGGGTTGCCGGAGTCATTGTCGGCGGAGAAATCAATACCGACGGCGCGCTGCGTCACGCCCGTGATCTTGCCGCTGTCGATCAAGGCCTGGGCGGCGTCGCGGACGACCGGTTGGACGTTTTCCCCGGCGCCCATCGACACCATTTCAATGCCCTTGTCGCCCTTGGCACCGAGGGCGATGTAGGGCTTGCCGTCCTTCACCTCGATGCGGCCGAAGGCGATGGCGTTCTTCCAGGCCTTGGACGACCCGATCCGCGTGGTGTTTTGCCAGTCGGTGTGCGTGAGCTCGTCGAAGCTGACATTGCCGCTGTCGTCGGGGTAGAATTCCAGGTCGGTTCCGGGAACCACGAACACCTTGTATTCAACGCCCTTGTAGTTTTTCTCGGTCTTCTCGACCAGGCGCTTGCCGATGTCGGCCTGTAGGTCGGAGACGCGCATGATCTGCATGACGCCGTCGGGGCCGACGACGAACATGTAGCTGTTCTCGGCGTTGTCGGGATCGTGGCCGATCTCGGTGTAGTATTTGGGCGCCCTGGGCTTCCTGGCTTTGGTTGCTTTCAGCTTGGCCTCCCTGGCGCCGCCGGGGATCGCCTGGTTTTCGCCGTCGTCGTAGGCCGCGCCGGGCTCGTTCATGCCCTGGGCTTCCTGGCGGTCGCGCAGCCACTGCTCCTGGGCGTCCATCTCGATCGTGTTGATCTCGTCGCGCTGGGCGTCGGTCATGTCGGCCCCTGCCTGGGCGCGGGCGTCGGCCGAAGCGGCGGCCACATGCGCGGCCAGCTGCCCGAGCTCGGCGTCGCTGAGCGTGTCCAGGCCGAAGTCGGCCATGTCCTGGCGAATGACCTCCTTGAATTGGTCGACCAGGCCGGCCTCGTACTCGGCGTCACCCTCCGCTACCGCTTCGTCTTTTTTTTTTGGTCTCCGGAGAGACCTTGTTCGACGACGTCCTGGAGCGATCCAGGCGCCTGGGCTTCGCCCTGGCCGCGGTTGTAGTCGGAACCGGACTCCTTGAAGTCGGTGCTGTAGCCGATGATGTGCCGGCTAAGCGTGACCTCTTTGTTGTTCATGGCGTCAAGGGCAGTCACCTTTGTGGCGTTGGCGACCTTGCTCATGTTTTCGATGACCTTGACCGCGGTGGGCATGTCCAGGCCGGCGGTGTAGATGAACATGTTGACAGCCCCGGACCGGTCCACGCCGGCGGCGTATTTGGCGAACCCGGGTTGCTTGGTCCCGGGAAGATTAGCCCTCATGGCTTGCATGACATCGGCGTCCAGCGGGATCGCAGCCACGGGCCGGTTGGAGTTGTCGGCCAGGATGATGCCAGGCTGGTCAGGGCCAAACACCTCAAGGAACTTTTTGCCTAGCAGCATGGGATCGCCAAGCGCTTCGGTGCTTTGGCTGACCCGGTAGGAGAACATCCGCTCGGTAAGCGGAACGCTGAACTTGCGGGGCATCGGCTTGATGTTCTGGCCGGACAGGATGCTGCCGCGGTTGTCCATGTAGGCGAACTTGGACCCGGCGACGGCCATGGTGGCCATGTACCTCAGGCCGGCGGCGTCGCAAAGGTTCTGGACGGCGTTGGCAGCGCCCAGGTCGGCCGGGGACAGGGAGCTCTTGCCGGACGGGTGGTTGTGGATGAACCAGACCTGGGCGGCGCCAGGGGTGCTGGCCGCGGTGCCGATCAGGATGCCAGGGTTGAAACCGGCCGAAGCCGGGCCGCCAAGCTGATGGCTGGCGATCTGGATCGGGCGCCCCTGCTTGTCGGTGATGAGGAGGACGATGTTTTCCTGGGGGCGCTTGCGCATGCCGGCGACGACATGTGCGGCTTCCTCGGGCGTCTTGACGAATTCGACGCCGGACGAGATCTTGCCGACTGTCGAATGTTCCACGAACTGATCGAGCATGGCGTCGGACAGGCCGAACTTGGCCATCTGCTCGCCGGACAGGCGGCCGAACACCCCAGGGGTGGCGTCCAGGCGCGGGAAGTCGGAGACGCCCAGGCCGGCAGGACCGGCGGCGGGCTTCTTGGCGCGGGGCTTGCGGGGCTTCTTGATGATCGGCTCCGTAGGCTGCGCGTTTTCCAGGCTGCTGGCTAGCGGGCCGTTGACTCTGGCGCCAGCTTCGCGCTCCTGGCGATCGAAATCAGCCTGGGCGTTGGGGTCATCCGGGTTGGTTTCGGATACGCCGTATTCAGCGCCTTCTTCTTGGACATTATCAACCTCGATGACCTTGGCTTCCAAAAGACGCGTACCTTCCGGCCGCCAGCTTTGATCACCATTGATCTGTTGTTCGACGCGATTTAGGAGCTTGTTCGCTTGTTCCTGGCTCGGTGCTACATGATGAACAGTCCACCCGCTTGAGTCACGAACCGCGACGGCGTGGGTCATCGGCTGACTGTATTTCCTCATTTTTTGCTTGGTGCCATCTGGAAGGGTCACGACCACCCCCTTGTTGTTTCCAGAGTACATGTTGAAATCGCCGGGCTTCATGGGCCTGTCGTAGGTAGGGCCGGGAGGCGGCCTATTGCCTTCCTCGACGCCCATGCCCTGGCTGACGACATCGCCCAGGGATTGCGGAGCTTCGCGCTCGATCGGAGCCTGATCGCCTTCGCCTTCGCCTTCGGCGCCGTATTCGGTGCCAGGTTCGTTGAAGCCGGTGCGCTCGCCGGTGCTCATGCGGCCGCCGGTCTTGTCGCCGGAACTGTAGGACGCGGCGTTGCTGAACTGCGAAATTACCAAATTGTTGAAATTCTTCTTGTTGTTGATGACATCCAACACCTCGACCTTGGTGCGTCCAACGCGAAGGATCGCCTTCTGGAGGTTCATGATGGCGTCCGTCCTGGTGTCGTTCCCGGAGGTGCCGACATCGTTGGGGCCAATGCTGATGATCACGCTTTCGGCGTTGGACCGCTCCAGCGCTGCCATGAGCATGGCAAGCGGGTTGTTCCAGGCGCCAGGGCCGACGTCCTTGTTGAACTTTTCGCGGCGGTAGGTGCGCTTGTCCTGGTCGCCAGGGGCGCGATCGCTTTCCTGGCCGATGTAATCGCGAGCCTGGCCCTGCTCCTGGTAGATAATCGAGCCAGCTGAAGACACGTTCCGCATCTCGGAGATGCTCATCTGGATAACGCCGACAAGGCGTCCGGCCTTGTCGAGCAAGGCGACGCCGGGAAGATTGCTGAGCAACGGGGGGATCTGCAGAACGGCGTCCTTGGGGTCAGCGATCCGCGGGAAAAGCGCTTCTTTGCGGACCTCAAACATGCGCTCTACGACCTGGATCTTGGCCATCGTGGGAAGGCCGCCTTCTTCGCCGGGAAGCATGGAGCTTTCGCCGGGGCGATCGTCGAACGGGACGACATTGTGGATGGCTCTTGAGTCGGTTTGCTTGTCGCCCTCGGAGTTGTTGGACATCGCGGACGGGGTGTGCTTCACGAGCTCGCCGCCGGGGTGGAAGATGTACTTGGGGACCATCGTCCCGGATTGCGCGTCACCATCGGTGACTACCAAGGAGCCGCCGAAACGAAGGCCGATCGGTTCCATGGTCTTGGAGATGGCCTGGGCGGCCATCACGTCAGCGTTGGAGAACCGGGTCGTGGTCGACGGGTGATTGTGCACCAGGTAAACAGTGCGGGCGCCCCGGGTGCTGGCGGCTACGCCGGCCAGGATGTGGGGGACGAAATTAGCGCTCGAAATGGCCCCGAGCTGGTGGCGCAAGATCTGAAGCGGACGGCCCTGGCCGTCCAGGATCACGAGCATCAGGTTTTCCTGGGGCTGCTTGCGGAGGTATTCGTAGGCCAGGGCGGCGACATCGTCGGCGTTGTCCATCGGACGATCCGGGACAGTCATCTCGCCGACTACGGCGCGATCCACGAACTGGCTTAGGACGGCGCGCGTCAGGCCTACGCGAGCGAGGAGATTTGGGGAGATGCCCTTGTTGCCCTGGGAGAAGCGGCGGCCATCCCGGCCGACAACGACCAGCTCGCCGCCTTCAATCGAAGACTCGGCCGGACGGGTGTTCTGCAGCGGAGAGCCGGCGAACGCGGGCTCAAGCTCGGGCTCGACCGGGGCTTCGGCCGGCTGCTCCTGGGGCTGCTCGATCGGCGCCGGCTCATCCGGGCGCTCGTAGGGAGCCGGAGTGTACGGGCGACCGGGGTCGTTGCCGTCGGCGCGCTGGTTGGCGCGGCGCGCAGCCAGAGCTTCCGGGAAGTCTTCCTGGGGGTTGACCGCATTGGGATCGGTTTGCAGCGGGGCACCGCGGCGAGCCGGCTGCTGCGGGGCAGGGGCGGGGGCTACGGGCGCGGGGGCGGGAGCCGGAGCAGCCTGTTGAACAGGAGCCGGAGCGACCGGAACAGGGGCGGCGACGGGGGCCGGCGCGGCGGGCTGAGCCGGAAGCCCGGCGGCGCGCTGGGTAGCTTGGAAGGGAGCCTGGGGCTGATACGCCGGTTGAACCGGGGGCTGAACTGGGGAAGGTCCTGGGACATAGGGCTGCTGCGGAGATTGAATTTGAGGGGGAGCCGGCGGCTGCGCAAACAGAGAAGCTACGCCAGGAGCCTGGGGCGCAGCCTGGGGGGCAGCCTGAGGGGCGGCCTGACGGGCAAGGCTACCAAGGTTCACTCCAAAGGTCGCCGCGGCCGGAGTATTGGCGATGCCCATCATCAGAAGCTGGTTTGCCCACTGGTCAAAAGTGGGGGCATTGGCCAGATCAACGCGAGCCTGGGCCTCCGGCAGCAGCTGCGGAGTGCCAGCAGGGGCGGCCTGGGGCGCGCCATAGGGCTGCTGCGGGGATTGGACCTGGGAAACCTGACCACCCAGGCCGCGGGAAACTAGATCAGCCAGGGTCGTGGCGCCGGTGATCGCCTGGCCCTGGGCCTGGCCCATGGCGAGCTGCGGGGGAACCTGGGGCTGGGCAAAGGGCGACACGGCCGGAGCCATGGTCGGCGCCATGCCGGCGTCGTAGGCGGGGAGGCCAGCGCCCAGGGCGGGCGAAGACATCGGATCAACCTGGGGCTGGCCGATCGGCCCGAGGCCCGCGGTGCCCATGCCGAACAGCGAAGCCAGATCGGTGGGCGCACCCTGGGGCACGCCTTCGGGCCGGGCAAACGGGTTCAGGATCGTGTCAACGCCGCTGGTCGGCATTGGTCCGGCGGCCTGGCGCGTAGCCAGATCGGCTTGGCCGGCTGGCGTCGACGCTTTGGCGGCCTCTTGGGCTGCAATAAGCGATTGGAGCTCCTGGCTCTGCTGCATCGCGCGATTGAGCGCGTCAGTGTTAGGCACATTAGAGCCAGTGTTCGTGGTAATTCTTACAGCCATAAATTTAGGATTTTTCTTTGGTCGTCTTTAGCAACGAATTTCAGGTCTACATTTAGTAGGTGATCCGCGGCGGGTTCTCCCGGCGCCAATCTTCGTTTTCAAAAGTCACATCAACCAGGGAGCCATCAGGCCCTCGCTTGAAATACCTGGTCATTTTCCCATTTCTCACGCTTGGACGCGGAACCGGTTGATCAGATGGAAGCTCAACGCCCCCAGAAGGCAGGATTGGCTGGTTCTGAACGCGCCCCCCCATGGCTTGCTGCTGTTGCCCGATGTTGCCGCCTTCAGGCGGGGGCGCTTCCACCTCATCAGTGTAGCCGCCAAGCGGCTTGCCGGTATCCGGGTCTAGGCCCAGGTCCCTGGCGATCATGTCGTCCAGATCTCCATGGCCGGACATCAGCGCAAGCTCCTCGGCGAACTCCATCAACTGTTCCATGGTCCTGCCTTCGGCTTGTTGAAGGCTGGCAACAATTTCATTCACGGATCTATTGGCGCCTCCCATGGCTTGCATGGCCGCTGCCGCGTTTGTCCTGGCTCGCTGCATCAATGCCGTGTCGGGGTTGCCCCTGCCGGTGGCGGCGCGCATGAACAAGCTCATGTAAATGCCAATCGCTCCGGCAGAGTCGCGCTGCTCGGCCATCTCCAGGGCTTTTTCGTCCTTGTCCGGGCCGTAAGACTCGTACTGCTTGCGAAGGGCTTTCTGGAATGATCCAACCAACCCTTGGCCGGCCTGGACGCCGGCGGTTGTGTCTTTGATCGTACCCACAAAAACTTCGGTGAAGTATTCTTCAAAGCCTTCCTTGGCTGCCTCCTCAAAAACATTCAAGGCCCTAGGGGCCAGGAGCTTCGTGAACACTTTTCTGTTCCCGATCCGCATGGCGGCCTTGAGAAGGCTGCCTTCCTTGGAAAACTTGCCGGCTCCGGCCAATTTGAAGGCCTTGTCCAGGCCAACGTCCAGGACGGCTGCAGTACCGGCTTCAGCCAACCCTGCCACATGGGCGTAATTCACGATCCTGGCTAGCTCCTTCTGGAATTCCTTGGGGTCCTTGTCGTGAAGCTTGACGATCTCGTCCATAACCTGGTCGGCCGGCTTGTTGATGTCGATGTCATGGCCGGCCAGCCAGACCGCCATCGTGTCCATGAATTCCGCGTTGGTAGAAAGCGACTTTGTGACGGCAGCCGAGGCTACTCTGCCGGCCGCCGGGCTGAGCAAGCTGCCGACCATTGACGCCATCATCGGGGCCCCGGTGGCCATGCCTGAAGATGCGGCCGACTGGGTAGCCCAGGACAGCAAATCGCCTACGCCGCCTTCGCGCGCCTCGCTCAAGGTCTTGAAACCGGCCGCTGTCCTCCAACCCATGGCGCTTTCGTTCCCGGCCCTGTTCGCGTCCGAAAAAGCGCGCATCGATTTCTTTGCTTTTTCGATGTTCAGGCTGGCCGCCTTGCTGTCCACGATCTCCTGGAGCTGGTCGGGAGACATGTGTTCGATTTCGTCGCCGTATTCGTCGATGATGGACTGCCTTATGAAATTGCTGACTTCAAACGGCTCATTCATGTTCACGCGCGGCTCACCGGCGAACCGATTGACCAATGCCGGAGGCGCGCTGAAATCGACCTGAACCGATCCAGGAGGTTGGGCCAGTTTTCCTAGGTAGCTTCCGACATCCCAGAAATTGGATGCCTTGACGGAGTCATTGACGCTGCCTCGAAATGCGTTGATCGCACCTACAGTGGCGCCAACGCCCGGGATGTGGGAGACATTCTCGGGAATGATCTTCTTTTTCGGGTCGTCAGGATTGTTGAAACTGAAGGCGATCGACGGGCTGCCATAATGAGCAGCGACAGCCTGGTCTCGTTTTGCGATAGCCCAGGCGGTTAGGTAGGTTTTCTTGGCATCCTCCCATTCCCTGGTCTCAAGGCCGGCTGCTTTTCTCTTTTCAAAAGCATCCCTCGCGTAGCCGCCGACGGCCGTCTCCACCAGCGGATTTTGAATGTCGTAGGGGTTAAACATCCCCATCTGCCGATCGAACTCCAAGACATCGGCGCCTTGCGGTTCGGCTTCCGGGACGATGTAGGATGTTTCTCGGTTTCTGTCGTAACGATCAGGAGTCTGCTTGATCAGTTTCTTGGGGACGCCTCCGGTCAGGAATTTCGGATCTGAATGAAATACATCGGCCCGGATCCTGAACTTTCCTTTGTCGTCCTGCTCAAACGCGGACTCCCCGTAGTTTTCCAGGGCGTATTGATAGGCCTCGTCGCCGGACATCGCGAGGATTGGCTGGCCTGGCTTGGCCAGCTTGCTGGCGTCAAAAAAAACAGGGTTTAGATCTGGGGCGGTCGGAAACTTTCCAGGCGTGTAGCTTGGCTGAGCGGCCTGAGGCTGCCCTTGGGATTTGTAAAAATCCTTCAGATCTCCCATTATCGTCCTGGGTTAAAGAAAATTTCAGGGTGTTTTTGACCGAGCGATTGGGATGGGTCGTAGACAAATTTCCCGTCTTTTTTGACGATCAATTCATCTGGATCGTACTGCTCAAAGCGCTCAACAAGACGGCCGGCTTTGTCTCTCACGACTTTTCTAACAATGATCATTCTGACGCCTGAATTTACGCCGGAATTAGCATCGGCCGCAATTTTTTCGGCAGCCGCCTTCAGCTCGTCTTTGCCGTCAGCAACAATCCTGCCGTTGTAAACGGCCCTGGTGTCCTTGAATTGATCGACCATGAGCTGCTTGGCCAGGCGAAGTACTTGCGGATTTGTTGGATCAGCTCCAATCGTCATGGCAATTTGGTTGGCGGTATTTTGCAGGGCCGTAGAACTGTCTCCCTTCCCTGAAAAAACTTCAGGAGGTAGGCTGGTGTCGTTGTATTGGGCCTTGGTTTTCAACCAGTCAGAAAACTCCGGAGAGAAAATTTTGTTTTTGGGGTTATTGGGATCCGGGATCAAAAAACCACCTGTAAACGCAGGAATTCCTGCAGCTTGAGCGCCGCCCTTGATGTTGAAGTCAAATTTATTGATGGCAGGATCTACATCGTAATAACGACCTTTATTGCCAAAAGCCCAAGCAGATGAAGCCACCTGGCGCAATTTGTCTTGGTAATCCTGGTCGGCTTTGGCTTCGGATTTGGCTTCATTTGCCGCTTTGTCAGCTGCTTGCTTGGCGGCTTCTTTTTCGTCCCGTTTGGCTTGGACGCCGGCCTTGTAATCGAACGACCTGTTATCGGCATCGATCCTGGCCTGTTGCTGGGCGTTCCATCGGCCAGGGCCGAACGGGACCGCCTGGCGGGCGTCCCCTAAATCGGCCATCGCCTGGACAAATTCCTGGTAAGCGACCGGATCTACGAATTCTCCGCGAGCCGGGTCGAACCCCTTGCCGCCCAGGAGCTCACCGACACGCTTGTTGGCCAGCTGCTGCCGGATCTGGGCCTGGTTGCGCAGCTCGTTGTAGTCCTCCTGCTGGATGCCGCGGCGCGCCTCGGCGGCCTTGGCCGGATCCAGCCCGAAGATGTTGGCGATGTTGCCGCCGATCTGGGCCCAGGCGGCCAGGTTGGGGTCCTGCTGCTGCTGGCGTGGGGCGTATCCGGAATAGTCAGGCATGATCGTTATTTACCAGGGATGTTCCACCAGGTTGGGTCGGCTTTAAAGAACGGCTGCATGAACATTGGCCTGTTCGCATTGGTCAATGCGGACTTGGGCACATAATTAGTCCAATTCACCTTGTCAGGGGTGAGTTGATTTACCCCCTTTGAGCCAATTTCAAAAAACCCGTTTTCGCCGGCCTTGTAGAGCTTCGTCCCATCCGAAGCCGACAGGAACCCGGCGCCTTCATTGAAGGCCTTGTTGCCCAATTCATCGGCGGTCGTTGCTCCCACCCCGGCGCCGGCGGCCATGCCGCTAAGGGTGCCAATCGTGGACAGGGCCGAGCCGATGTTCTTCATGTTGTCGCCGGCGCGGCTGGCGAAATCCAGCTCGGCACCCGAGGCTGCGGCCGATCCGGCCATGTTGCCGGCGATGATGCCCTGGCCCAGGCGCATCCGGGCGTTCTTGATCGCGTTGAGCTGGGCGGCATCGCCGAACCCGGCGAGCTTGGCCTTAGCGGCAGCCTCCATGCTGGAAGCAGCCTTGCCGGAAGCCGACCGGACGCGCGACTCGTCCGCAACGACCTGGGATTTGTTGCCGTAGGACGAGCCGATGTCGGCAGCCGAGCCCGTGGCCTGGGCCGCGGTGGCCGCAGCCTGGCGATCCGCGATGGCTTTGTCCTCGGCCTTGATCGTGTTGGCCTGGGTTTCCGACCCCAGGGACTCGTTGAACAGGGCGTCGGCTTCATCCCGCATCTTTTTCTGCCTGAGACTCTCGGCCGCTTGGACATTGTTCATGGCCTTGCGGGTTTGGGAGGCAGCCTTGGCCTGGGCGGCCGTTCCAAGGCCGGTGGCGATCAGGGAAGCTGTGGCGAAGTCGCACATGTTAGCCCACAGTCCTTTCCTTGGAAGGGCTGATAGATCTCATGGGAAGCCCGTAGGCCTGGAGGCCTGGGGCCCGGCGATCGTAGGCGCCGGCCTGGCTGGCCTGGCCCAGGAGCCCGGTGGTGTTCTGGAACATCATCCCGAGCGGGGAGATGGACGGCTGGTTGGCTGCGATCGCGGCGCGCGAAAGGGCGCCCTGGGCGGCAGCCTGGGCGTCGCCGGTGGCGTTCAGCTGGCCTACCAGGTCGGACCGGTTCTGTTCGACCTGGGTGCGCGCCTGGTTGGCGAAGTCCAGGGCCTTGCCGGCGACATCGGCCTTGTTCACATCCATCTGGCGCTGCAGCTCGCCTTCGTTCGCGGTTCGGACGCTGGAGTCGGTCAGCCCGGATCGAGCCAGGTTGAATTGCATCTGCTCCTTGGTCTTGTCGAACTGATCGTTCAGCTGGGGCATCGTGGACGCGGTGAAGGCGTCCTTCCGGCGATCGTAGAAGTCGGAGTTGAATTGCTTGAAGGTGTTGTCGATCGAAGCCATGCCTTGCTTGATGCGGGCCTGGCGCGCGGCTTCATCAGCGCGGGCCATCGCGCCGTAGTCGGGGCCGGAGTTTGAGAAGCACATGATGGTCAGTTTGTTTTCGCCGGTTGTCTGGTCCAGCTGTAAGTGAAAAATGTCTCCCCGTTTTTTCCGTAGCACGGGTGCTCCGACTCTTTGGAGGCGCCGAGCACCTCAAGCCACCGGTGCGCTTCCTCGTGGGTGGAAAGTGATTTGCACTCTCCGCGCACGAATGTGTCCGACATTACGGCGGGGATGAGGATCCGCTTCACGGCCTTGGTCGTGTCGAACGCAACCTCCTTCCATCTGTCGGTGGCGAACATGAACACCGAAAAAACGCCGGGCCACATCTCGTGAGCGCCTACGACGCAGACCGGTTCGCCGTCGTCGGCCAGGGCCACGAAGCCGGGCGGGTTTGCCTTGTCGATCAGCTCGGCGATCACATGGGGGTCGTGACTCCACCGGGTCGCGAAGATCTCCTGGCGGTCCATTTCCCGCATCCTGGACGCCACATGGAGGACGGGCTTCAGTGAGATCTCAGCCAGCTTCATGTTTGGAGTGGAGATCGTCATAGTGGACCAGGACATTGGCCAGGCGGGAGTAGCCAGGGTGTTCGCTGGTCAGCCTGACGCCGATGTGGGTGCCGATGCCTGTCGCCGGGATCTTGCCCAGGGCGAAGGACGGCTGGGTGAAGGTGGCGATCTCGTCCCGCGCGTTGGCGTTGGTGTAGTCGAAGCCCATGAACACCTTCCAGGTGCCCTGGCAAGTGATGTCCACGCCATTGACGGACTTGAATGTCCCCGGCTTGTTGGCGTCCAGGTAGGGGAGCTCGACCACGACCGGGCAGCTGTCGTATTCGGAACCGCTGTTGCCCCCGTAAAGGTAGATCTTGTTGCCGGCCCGGAGGTAGACCTTGTCCTTGAAGGCGACCATCTCGTCGACCTGGAAGCCAAGCACATACTCGCTCCAGGCCAGGATGTTGGACCCCTTGAAATACGACAGGACGAACAGGCGCGACCCGATGCTGATCCAGTACCGGCCGTCGATCGGCTCGATCAGGGCCTTGGCTTCCGAGCGCTGCGCGGGCGTCAGGCCGGCCAGGACGGAGATCACGATCTCGTCGATCGGGGAGCCGATGTCGTTGGCGTAGGCCGCGTCCGTGCTCTCGCGCGACTGAAGCGACCGGACGCCGTTGTAGGACAGGTAGAAAAGATCGGTAGCGCCGACCGAGACAACGCTGTTGGGCGCCAGGCAGCCGGTGTTGTCCAGGATCTGCTGCTGCTTGTTCTGGTTCGGATCGGGGTCGAAGAACCAGAGCTGACAGTTGCGCTCGGTGAATACCGCGATGCTGTTCTGGTAGACGCCGGCCCCGGTCAGGTCGTCCCGGCCGCCAAAGTTGTTCGCCATGTCGATGAACCCGGAGCCGCTGTCGTAGGTGTCCCACTTGACCGGGTTGTTCAGGGACGAGAAATACAGGGTAGATCCGATGCCGATGTATTCCTTGCCCTTGTAGGTAAAGTTGAAAACGCCCTTCTTCCCGGCCATGCGGGTCGCTCCGAACTTGTAGGGGGTCTGGGGGCGGGCCGGATCGGTGATCATGACCCAGCACTTGTCCCCGACCTTCGGGGTGCCGGTGAAGTTGATCCGCATGATCTTGGGCTGGCCAGGGATGCTGTCACGGCCCCCTGAAAACGCCGTCTTGCCGGACAGGATCACATTCCCGGATGTCTGGATGTTGATCGGCTTGTTGTTGCCGGCTTCGCCGCTAACCGCGGCGGAGATCGTCACGCGGGCGCCATCGCGGGTCGCGCTGTAATTATGGGTGCCTGAGCCGTGGTTGATGCTGTCTACGATGTCGATCGCCAGCTGCTCGACGCCGGTCGTGAAATACTGGGACTTGTCCGGCTTGTCGGTCCCCATCGTCAACGGGTCAATGTCTGAAAGCAGCTCGACATTGTTGGCCACGATTGAGTCCACGGAATTGCGAACGCCGTTGACCAGGGCGCCATTGGGGCCGCCGCCTTCGTAGCCAGATGCGGTCAACTGGGCGACAAACCTGGTTGGATCGTAGGGGCTTGCCCGGAGCGTGCTGGTGTTGAGCAGCTCAAACATTTTCGAGTGAGGAGGCTGGATGTTAGAACTGCTGCTAAATTCAATCCAAACACCACGCCCATTGAACGGGGCGCCCATCTTGGATGTCGTGCTGATGCCGAAAGTTGCCGGATCGTTCCTGTTCCACCCGCCGCCATAATTTGCGTAGCTGGATGAGATGCCGGTGTTGATCGTGTTCGTGTTGATGATGTACGAGATCGCGTAACAAAGCTTCTGGTTAGGATCCCAGGCGTCACCGCTGGTCAGGCCGGTGTAGGGCCAGTTGATCGGATCTGGCGAAACCCGGTCGAGCCCGGTGATCTCAATGTCTTCTTCCGGGTTCGGGTTGTTGGGATCTTCCGTAATGAAGATGCCTGTAATCGGGGGGACGTCGTAGCCGTTGAGCCGGCGCAGGGTGATGCCGGTGTAGGCGGCCCCGCTGGTGCCGGCGGCGACTGTGAAAGCCGCCGTGGCCGTCTTCGCGGCGATCGTTGCGGACGAATTCTGGATCGTCTCGATCGTGTACGCGCACGGGCTGTCGATGTAGGCGTCCACCTTGAAATCGACATTGGCCGGGCCGGTGATCGTCATGCTGGTCCCGTCGACAGTCGTGGTGGTCGATACGGAATACTGCCTGATCTGGTCGTTGTTGGAGGTGTCCAGGTCGTAGTTGTCCTGGGCGGTCTGGAACCCCTCGCGCATCAGATCTGCGATGCTGTCGATGAACCGGTACAGGCCGCCGTAGTATTCGCGGTAGACGCCATCGGTGAAGGCGCCGACCAGCTTGCCGTCATAGAACGGCAGGACATCCCCGTTGGCGAATTTGGCCAGGACGAACGACTTGCCGCCATAGACAGTCGAGAAGACAATCCCGGTCATCTGCACCTTGTCCGGGTGATCCAATTCAACGACAGTTACATTGGTGTAAATTGACGTTATTCTTTGGCGAATAGTTTTTCTGTTCCAAATCAAAGGAATACTGAGTTGTCGCACGCCATCATCAAGTGGCTGCAACGGAATTGTCTCAGAAATAACGATCGCAATGTTAGATACACCCTGCTCAGAAACCCACGCACCACGAATAAATTGAGACGGGTATGTAATGTTGGGATTTCCACCTCCGGTTAGATCCACATAAACGTCTTTTGGAACATCAAACGCATGACCCTTGAGTATCGAAAATGGTACGCCTGAGTTGCCCTGCTGATTGTAGACTTGAAACCTACTGGCTGTAGCAGATGTGGCGCTATTCCCACCCCAATTGTACGACAAGCTTGTGCTGTAGTTTCTCTCAATGTTGACGATCATCATGTCGCCGTAATCCAATGTTTTTGTGTCTACATCAAGCACCACGCCTTCCTGCACCAACCCGTCGTCACAAACGAGAATGACTGAATACTGACCACCTTTTAGCCTCACATAAAATGAATTTTGAAGCGGACTGTTTTGGTTTGGTTGATCAAAACTAATTTCAATTGTTTCACAATTTTCAGGGATCTGTATTTGCGGATCAGAGACTGAAAGTTGTGGAAGGTCCAATTCGTGAGTTTCGTTCGCTGGCCGGTTTCCGAAGCGGTAATAAAGTTTGTCATGGGCGATCGTAGCTACACCCCAATCAGTCGAAGAAATGTAAAGAAACCTGATCCATCGGCCGGCGTTGTACCAGGAAACCTGTTGATAACTGGTCGTGAAGACAGTCACGCCTTCGCTGGTCGACTCCATCCCGTAGGTGCCTTCAAACGGGTTCTGGTGTTCGGTGTCCACGCCGGCGTCCACGGCGACGAAGGCCTTGCGCTTCTCGATCTCGCCCCCGCGGGTGACATGGACATTCTCGGCCTTGATCAGCATCCCGGGCGCGGACACCAGGTCCGATCGCCGGCGGTCCAGGCCGCCCTTGAAGCTCTCGACGACGATGTAAGGCATCAGTAGGGCCGGTCGTCCCGGACGAAGCGACCGCCGACGATCCGAAGGCGCTCGGCGCGATCCACGCCGCCGCCATAGATGAAGCGATCAGTCTTGAGCCCCATGCCCTTGAGGCGGTTGAAATGGGCCTGGGCCTGGCTCAGCTTGGCCGTGGCGTCGGCCGCCTTGGTGCGCGCCAGGTATTCCGCGGCCGCGTACAGGACGATCAGCGTGTCGTCCAGGGTGGCGATGTCGGCCGAATTGACCAGGGGCGCCAGCTTCTTGACGGCCTTGAACCGGACGATCTGGCTGCTGGTGGTCGGGACGGGCCAGACTTCAAACTGGTTGCCCTCGTAATGGCGCCACCGGACGACCGGCTCGGTGTGGCCGCCGGCGTCGGAGTCGTGGTTGTTGTACTGCGCCGGGCCGATGCCGTAGTCGATCGGGTGCCAGATGCTGCCGTATTTGACGTGCGACTCGACGATCCGGTCGAAGTCGATGTCGTTGTCGAAAGTGTAGTACCGCTGCCCGGCGATCAGGGGCTCGTCCCGCTCGATCATCCCGAAGGACCAGTCGAAGTCGTTCCACAGGCGCTGCTGGGTCCGGCGCAACAGGTTGTCGAATTGCTCGATCGTGTTCACGCCCATGGCCACGTTCGGGGAAGCCCCGATCTCGGCCTTCAGCTGGTCGCGCAGGGCCAGCAAGCTGGTTCCCCGGGCCATGGCTTATTCGGCAGCCGCGGCCTTCTTGGCGGGCTTGGTATCAGGTTTCTGGACCTCCAGGCCGACTTCCTCAAAGGTGCTCGGCAACTTGGGGAAAGTGCCGGCGTAGACCTTGGAGAAGACCTGGGCGCCGTATTCGTCTTTCAGGCGGGCGATCTCGGCGGCCTGGGTGCGCTTGGTCACGACCAGCCCCTGGCCGTTGACGACGGCGTCGGAACCATGGACCTCGCGCAGCAGGGGCACCTCGGCCGCGGTGACGGACCGGACGACAGTGTGTTGGACATTCCCGTTCAGCAGGATCTCAGCGATGGCGGTTTGCATACCTGGATGATCGTGCCTGGGCGGGCTAGCTGCGCAAAAAGAAAGGGGGCCCTGAGGGCCCCCTTTGTGTAGGACATCCTGATCCGGATTAGTCGACGATCGCCTGGTAGACGCCGCAACCCGAGAGCTGCTTCGCCACCATGCCGCCCGTCCAGGTCATCGCCTTGTAGATGACATACTTGTCCTCAGGGCGGGCCGGGTTGTGGGTCTTCTTGTCTTCGCCGTCCATGACATACATCTGGATCGCATCGGTATCGATGAGATAGCAGAAGTTGGTCCGGGTGTTGTTGCCTTCCTCGCCGTCGACGTCGCCGTTCTGGGTCGGAGCGTAGCCGGGGAGATCGTCCAGGGTCGGGTCGTAGACGAACTCGCCGACGCCCAGGAGCTCGGTGGCGCCCATGCCGACAGTGTTCGTGCCCTTGGAGAAGCCCGTCATGGAGTAGAAGCCCTTGTTGTGGATCTCCTTCTCCAGCAGCTCCAGGAAGCCGGAACCGCACAGGATGGTCGTGGGCTTGCCGCCGTAGCGCTTCAGCTGGCGGATCTCCTTGCGGAGGCCGTCAATGATGTTGGTCTGGCCGGCGACATAGCCGAACTGGCCGGACCGGTTGCGCCAGAGCGGATTGGCCGCGCGGGACAGGCCACCGGTGGTGCCGACAGCGTTCAGGTCCACAGTGCCGCCGGTGATGGCGAGGCCGGGCTTGATGAAGCTGGAGAGGCCGGGGACCTTCTTGGCGTCGGTCGTGCCGTCCTTCCAGAGCATCGTGTTGAAGCTGCGGGCCCAGCCTTCGGTCATGTCGTCGAGCTTGGCCTTGAGGATGTTGGTCAAGACAGTGGCGTCGCGGCCGCTGTGCTTGCTGGTGTTCTCGCCAGTCACGGAGTCAGTGACGGAGATGCCGTCGATCTTGAGCTCGGTGAGGGTGACGGAGATGCCGGCGTGGATTTCCTTCCAGGGGTAGAACACCCGGCGGGTGTTCTGCGGGTTGGAGTAGGAAACCTGGTCGTCGCCTTCGTAGCCGGAGATCGAGGGGAGCTCGGACTGGAAGGAAACCGGGAGGGAGATGTCGCCCTTGCCGCCCGGGAAAGTCTGCTGGCGCTTGGTGAAGACGCCGATCAGGGGCTTTTCCTGGATGGTCTGCTGGAAGGCGTCGGACTTCACGTGGAAGTCGAGCGCCGAGGCGACGATGTGGTCGAGGGTGGAGAACGTGGAGGGCATGGTGGTATCTGGTTCGTGTTTTGTTTAGGAGCCTTGCAGCCCCATCCGGACCAGGTCCGCGAGGGATCTGGGGGCCGGCGTTGTTGAAGCGGACGACAAAGAGCTGGCTGGGGTCCTAAGCGGCATCGTCCTCCCTGCCAGCGGCCTGAGGCGAGCGTTCACGTCGGCAAGGGCGCGTTGTGCGATCTTGATTGCATCCGACGGATTGCTGGCTGGCTGCTGGGTCAGGAGAGCCTTCACCCGGTCCTGCACCATCTCGTATTTTTGGGACCAGTCGGGATCCTTCGCCCGTTCTGCCTGTTCCCAACGCATGACGGCGGCGACCATCTGATTGGAGTTGTCGACCGCCTGTTGGCGTGCGACCATCTCCTGCTCAGCCTGGATGCGCTGCTGTTCTTCCACCTGACGGGCGTACGAAAACTCACGCTCGGCCTCAAGCTGCGCGAGGCGCTTCGCGGAGTCCGGATCGATGTAGCCGTTGTCCAGCTTGTCCTTGATCTCCGGGGGAAGTACATCCCCCGTGAAACGGGCCAGGTTCTGGACGTAACCCTGCAGCTGCTTGTAGGCTTCCGCGGGGTTCGACTTCATCAACGCCATCACAGTCATGCCTTCGGCCATTTCCTGAGGGGTCAGGCCGTTGGTCTTCATGAACGTGGTGATCTTTCCGTACTGCTCAGCCGCCGGCTTGAAGCTGTCGCGTTCAGCGATCATCGCTTTCCATCGGGGGTGGTTGTGGAACGGCAAGTCGGACTGCACTTCGGAGCCGTCCTTCTGCGCCTGGCTGTCCTTGCCTGGCGCATCGTTAGGCTGTCCCGGTGCGGGAGTCGACTGTACCTTCGCGGTGGACGGGTCCGCGGGATCCTTCGCTTCAAATGCCGTTTTCACGACATCCAGCAAACTCTCCTTCTTAGCGTCCTTGTCGGCCGCCGGCGACGAACTGGCAGCACTATCGTTTAGCGTCGGTGCGCTCTCCTGCCCCGTCCCGGTATCGGGGGTCGAAGATTGCGTGATCGGGGCCGAAGCCGAGATCGGGTCGTTTGTGGCCGGAGCTGACGAAGCTTCGGCGGGCGTTGTTAGCGTCGAATTGTCCACGACTCCGATCTTTCGTCGGAGCCGTGGCTTTGCAATCC